GGTCGGGGCGTGGGGTGCAGTGGTCTAGGCGTGTGTAGTTGGTGCCGTAGCGTGGGTCGAGGATTACTGCGCCGTGCTTGATGTCACCGGTGCTTTCAAAATCGCCCATGTAGATGACGGGGTGCGGCTTATGTGGCACATCTACCCACGTGCCTTTGTAATCGGCCAGTTCTTGGGGCGCGAGGTCGTCGAGGGTGGTCATGCTTCCTCCTGGTGGTTTGCTGCTGCGATGAGCGCTGCGGCGATTTGTTGGGCTTGGGTTGGGGTGATTTTTTCGGGAATGCGAGTAAGGATTTGCGGCTCTCCTATGGTGCCGATTCGCCAGCCGTCACCCTCCCAGTAGTAGATTGTGCGCCCGAATCCAGCGTCTTTGGTGGTGGCGGGGTCACTGTCTGGGGTGAGTAGCCCGGCTTCTTGTAGGTCGATTGCGAGGTTTTGCGCGGCCCAGTCGGGATTATCATCCATCACGTTCTTGTGCCGCTTCTGCCATGTGCGGATTACCTGCGCGGCCTGGTCTTGATTACTCATCGTGGTCTCCTAGGGCTTCCTTGATGTGGTCTACAACTTTCGCAGCAAGATTCTGCTCCACTGGGGTGCGCTCCGGGTCAGTGCTGGCGTACTGCCAGATTTGGATAACGTCCGCCAAAGCGTCTCTCAGGACTAGCAGCTCGCGGGCGAGTTCTGGGGCGAGGGCAAAAAGACGGCTAACCTCCATCTCCATCCTCACCCCATATATCTCTTCGTGTTTGCTGGGGTAATCGTGGTAAATACTGCTGGCGTCGGCACCCTTGTACGTCCACCGCATCTCGGGGAGATTGCGCAGTTCCTCAGCTAGGAGGCGTTTCAGGTTGGTGGTACTCAAATCAGCCATTGGGTTCCCCTAGGACGATTTCTTTGAGGTAGCTGGCGATGATTGCGGGGTCTTGGGGGCTACTACCTGTTGCGGATTTGTTCTCCATCACGGTGATTAGTCCCTCGATGTGTTCGCGTAGGCGGATTACTTCTTCCGCGAGTTGTGGGGCTGCGGCTGCCAGGTGTACGTCGTGGTCGTTCCTGTTCCAGTCGACTGCCTGGTCTGTGTTCCATAGCACCTCTCCGCCCTGGCTGGTGATGCAGTCGGAGTCTTTTGCTTCCCACGGCCCAGGTGTGACTTTCTCTAACAGGCATTTCAGGTGGGTGGTGGTGAGGTCAGTCATCGTGTTATTCCCATTCGTATCCGAGGTCGGTCTTAGTAATTCCAAGGTCGCTAATCAGCTCATCTGCTGTATCGGGCAGACCGCTTTCCATCGAGTCGGCAATCGTCCACATGTCTCGCTGGATAGTCTTCCCGTCAAGGGCGAAGTAGTTATTTCGTGCGGCTTCTGCGTAGGCGTAGAGCGCTTGGATTACTGCTTGTACATGCTCTGGTTTCATTGCTGGTCTCCATCTAGTAGGAATTTAGGTTGCTTGCCAGTGGGGAGGATTAGCCCGTGAGCTACGGCTAGTCGGTAGTTGGATTGGCGTTCCAACCGCGACGGGATAAGGCTTAGCTGTTCCCTTAGCTGCTCCACGTTGTAAGTCACTTTGTAGCGATTACATAGCTGGCAAGCTGGCACGAGGTTGTCTAGCTCGTCCCCTCCGCCGAGGTAGCGCGGGTGCAGGTGGTCTACCTGGAAAGCGGTGTCACCTTTTCTCCCAGCGGTGAGTGTTCTACCGCAGTATGCGCAGCGACCTCCGTATTTTTCGAGTACGGCCTGCCTGTCTACCCGGCTCATTACTCCACCTCTGTGAGGGTGTAGAGACGACCAGTCGGGGTGAGGTTCTGGGGGTGTGTGGAATCGATTAATTCGTTCCAAATGAAGTTGATACGTGTAGAAGAATCTCGGGTGAGCATTATGACGATTCGTCCGTCTTTGTGCTCCGCTTCTGCGAGGTAGTGCACACCGTCAAGCCAATCGATTTCGGCCATTGTGGGTTGTGGGCGTGGCGGGAGGGCTGCGCGAACAGCTAGGTGCAGATCGTTAATTTCTTTATGTTCCTCGACCCTAACAGGGGTGAACTCCTCGGCCAGGCGGGCGAGCGTGGTCGCTGCCGTGTATGCGTCGATGATTTCTTGGCGGGTTGGGGTGGTCATTGGTTCTCCTTGTTGGTGGTGTTGCCAGCGGTGGTTTCCGCTGGCTTAGGGGAGGTGCTTTACTGGTTTCCTCGTTGGGCGCGGATCTTGAGGATCAAGTTGCTGGGCGGGTAAATGCTGTCGAATTCGTCGCTGATTCCGTCCCAGCATTCCAGTTCGCCCAGTTCTGGATTGTCACGCATGGCGGCGTTGAAAGCGTCCGGGTCTACGGGGTCGTAGTAGCCCTCGTCCCATGCTGTGGTGAAGTCGGGGCAATCATCGTCCATTGGGGCGCTCATGAGTAGCGCGTGGGTGGTGACGCTTTCGTCTTCGTGCCAAAGGGTGGCGATAACTTCGCAGTTGTGGTTGGTGTCTTCGTGGCGTGCTGCTTGGTCTAGGTGGGTGGCGGTGGAGCAGGTGTAGGCGTTCATGTTGTTTCCTTTTGGTTGGGTGGTGCGGGGTGGCAGCCCCGCCTTACACAACAAATGTTACCCTATAGTGTTGTGCCACGCAACTTCAGAAACTAAGACATCGCCTTAAACGCCTGAGCCGCACGCCGCCCGGAATGATCCGTGGCCAACCCCGTCGGGAACGTACATTCACACGTATATTTCCCCGACTTGCTCGTAATAGTGACAACCCGACTATTGTTTTCGTCCAGCTCAATGACACTAAACCTAATTCCGCTTTCTAGGCTTCCGTTTGCGGATGCGTAGCCGGTGTCAGTGTTGGTGAACTTGGTTTTTACATCGGAAGATAGTTCATTAGATAGTGCCCTGACTACCGTTTCCGCGTAGCTTACTGATGCCATGTTGGCCCTCCTAGTTGTTGGTTCCTACGTATTTTGCGTACAAGTAGCCGTTGCGCACTTTGGCGGTGAAGCCTGGGCCGAAGAAGTCATCGTTTTTGATGCGGCTTCGATAGGTTCCTTTTACCCCGGCTGTTAATGCGGTTTGGCCTGGGAATGGTATCCAGCCGTCGTTAGGGTCTGGGTCGTGTGCGTCAATTAGGGATTGCTTGTAGTCGGCGTATTTGTAGTTTCGCTTCTCCATCATCACTCCCCCTATCAGAATGGCGGTTCGGCGTTGCTGCCTTGGCCGCTGAATCCGCCTTGGGATTGCCATGGGTCTTGTGCCGGTTGTGCGCCTAGGCCTTGTTGTGCGTTCTGTTGGGCTTGTTGCTGGTTGGGCGCTTGCTGCCCTCCGCCCTGTTGTGGGTTGCGGTTGACTTGTGCGGTGGCGTAGCGCAGCGATGGGCCGACTTCTTCCACATCAATTTCGAAGACGCTTCGGTTCTCGCCCTCGCGGGTTTGGAAACTGCGCTGCTTTAGCTTGCCAGTCACGATGACGCGCATACCCTTGGCTAGGGATTCTGCCGTATTCTCCCCTAGTTGTTTCCAGGCGTTGCAGGTGAGGAACATTGCTTCGCCGTCTTCCCACTGGTTCGTCTGCGAGTTATAGCGACGTGGGGTGGATGCGACGCGGAAGTTGCACACAGCGGCACCTGCTGGGGTGAATCGAAGAATGGGGTCTTCAACGAGATTTCCAATAATGGTTATGTTGGTCATTATGCTGCAACTTTCTTAGTTCGAGTTCTTTTTCTGTCGGCAATCTGGGCACATGCGCGGCATCTGATTTCTCCGCGACGTGGCGAGCGATAGATGTTTTCCGGTGTGTATTTGTGGCCGTGAATGCAGCTATCCCTCATGCCGTTTGCGATTGCGTAACCTGCACCGCGGCGAAGATTTTCCTCATTCGTCACGGCTTCAAGGTGCCCCGGGTTGACACACTTTCGGTTACGGCAAAGGTGATCGATTACAAGCCCGTCTGGGATTTCTCCGTAGGCCATTTCGTATGCGATCCGGTGCGCTAGGTATTGCTTCTTTTTGATGACGAACTTGCCGTAGCCAGTTTTGAGGATGGTTCCTGTCCATTCCCAGCACGATTCGGTTTTGCGCGTTTTCAAGGCGAAGCGTTCTTCTGGGGTAAGCCGTTTAGGACTTCCGGTTGGGTCGCCGTATCGAAGCAGGCGCTTGTAATGAGGATTGCAGAATCCGCGAGTTCGAATGACTCGCTCGCACCCATCGACGCTGCATTGACCGGTTTCGCCGGCCATTACTGGTTCTCCTTTGGGGTATTGATGTGGGTTTCGCCGGTTTCGGTCTTTTCGATTAGGCCCGCGTCTTCTAGGTGGTTGTAGGTTTCCATGGTGGTCATGCGGCTGACTTGTAGGAATGTCTGGTCATCTAGGGAGTCAAGTTTGTTTTGTTCGCAGTGGTTGTGTGCGAGTAGCCACGCGCCCCAGTCTTCGGCGGTGAGCTGGGCGTAGTCATCGTGTTGAGTGTTGAGCATTAGTCCTCCTGGGGGAAGATGATGGGCGATACGGTGTGTAGGGCTTCGCGGGCAAGGCGCATAACCTCTTGCATTTCGGCATCCGCGTCTGGCTGTGTGCGGCGTTGGATTACCTCGTTCCATGCGCGCAGGTTGCCGGTGACTACCATGCGAGTTTCCACCGCATTGGGGAGTAGTGCGCGGGCTGCTTCATTGCGCTGCTTCTTGGGGTGGTGGTGGAGATCGGCCTGAATAGACTTGTAGTCTTCGATACTTTCTTCTGCGAGTAAGAGGAACCAGTCTTGATCTCCCTTATCGAGTTCACGCACCGCTGGCGGGAGCACAATGTTCGCATCGTTGGCGTTGATGAAGCGCTGCGATTCCACGCTGAAACTTAGGTGGCGGTGGCGGGTTAGTTCGGTGAGGAAAGCGCGGGATACGCCAGTGAAGTACAACGTGGCGCTGGCGTGCTCCGCAATTGACCAGTGGCCTTGCTCCCCTAGTGTGCGGCGCAGGTAGTCCGTATCATCATAGGTCGCTTCGTTCGGGCGATGGAATGAGCGGTAACAGTTTCGTCCGGCCATAGTCAGCAACGTTTCCGCATCCGTAGACGCGTCCTGAATCCCCATGTATTCACTGATTGCTTTCTCGTTAATCGTGGTGTGAGCAAGCAAGCGGACTTCCGGGGTGACGATGTTGGTCATGCTGCATCTTCCTTAAAGGTGGTGATGGTGTCATCAATGGTGATGTGGAGTTCTTGTAGGTCTCCACTGTGGATGGACTTAATCAGGGTGTAGTTGTAGTACAGGTCGCAAAAGATACTGGGGTTGTCATCACTGTTGGATGCTTCGATATGGAAGTCGCCAATATCGAATGCGGTGAGGTTGGTTCCCCTAACACTTCGGATGATGCGGGCATTGTTGCGGTAGTGTTTCGCAAACTTGGTTAGTCTGTCGTGGCTGGTCATTGTTTCTCCGTGGCTTCGATGATGTTAGGGAATTCGTTGGCGATTCCGATTCGGTAACCACCTGTGGTGATGGTGTAGGTGTGGCCGGGTTCTAGCGTGCTGTAGAGGTCTGCGCTGTCCCAGCGGCCTAGGGTGATTGCGTCCGCAACTTTCAAAGTTCCGCATTGCTTGGTGTAGACGCGGTATTGGTTTGCATCTCCGTTACGTGTGGCTTCCTTGCCGGTGATGGTGCAGTCCAGTGTTTTCTGATTCATGGTGGAGCACCCGGCGAGTGGCAGTGCTAGGGAGATAGCGAGTACGGTGAGTCGTTTCATTTTGCATTCTTTCGAGGTCACGCATTCTTGCGAGGGCGTTTGCTTTGCGCCTGTTTGCGCGGTAGATGGAGTCTGCGGTGCCGATGATTGTCATGCTCATCAGGCAGAGGAGGATTCCCATGGGTGTTTTCTTTCTTGGCTGGGTGGAAGTGGCAGCTTCCGTGCTTCTTGCTTACGTAACAAATGTTACGGCATAAGGTTCACTAACGCAACTTTTGTTGTCCGCTCCGGGTGCGCGACGGGGGCAACAATTTTAAGAAACTCGCTGTACGGCATTCTAAGCGACCGAAAATCACTCCCCGCCTAGTTACCCCACACAACACCTGTTTGTTGCTTAGCGGGCTTGCTGGCCGGTACTTTGCCCCGTTTCTTGCAAGTAGCCTGTGATGAGTTGTTGTATCTCGGGGATTTGGAGCGCGGAGTTGTAGGTTTCTTTGGCTTGGAGGGCATGGAGTTCCGCGATGATTTCACGCCGGATGGGGCGGGAGTACACGAGGTCGAGGGCGGCAGCTAGTGCTTTGCCCATGTTGGCGTGGCGTAGGTGGGTTCCCATGGTTTGGTAGCCGCGTAGGTAGATTTCTCGGGTTCCGGGGTCAAGTAGCACCCATCCGTGTTTGTGAAGCTCTTGGGCGGCAGTTTCGATGTTGTCCGGTGTGAGGTTGGTGTTAAGCGCCGCGAGCTTGTGAGGGTTGTAGTCCAGGCAGCCAGACCAGTCGAGTTCGGGGAGGGTGCCGATTGTAAGAAATAGCCATTGGGCTGTGTGGGTGAGGTCTCTAAATCCTGCTTCGTTCCAGATTTGTGGGGTGATGTTGGTCGAGTTCCGGGTTTTGCGTACGCGCATGGTGGGTGGTCTTTCTGCCGGTTAGGCGGTTACGAGGGTGATGGGCTGGTGGTTGCAGCGCCGGGCGACACCGTTGGCGTAGCTCATTCCGTTTCCGTCGCAGAGGTCGCATTCGTCGATGGCGGCGCGCCGGGCTTGTGTGGCTTGGTTGGCGCGTTGGGTGTCTTGTTCCTGCTGCCATGCGTCGTTGATGAGTGTGCGCAGTAGGCCGGGGCCTTTGGGGTGTGGGCGGCGTTCGAATTCTTGGGTTCCGGCTTTGATGGCGGTGTCGCTGATTCCGGCTTGGCGAGCGCGGCGCGTAGCGCCTGCGAGTTCATCTAGGGAGATTTCGCCAGCCTGCTCCCCTGCCCCTAGGTCACCGTTACTTGGCTGGCTAACAGTAACCATATTAGGGGTCGGGTCGGGTCGGGCCGGGCCGGGTCGCTGTGACACCCCTTTGTGACATTCGTGTGAGTCACGGGAGGGTGTCACATGTGAGTCACGCGTGACATTTCGACGTTCTTCCTGCTCTTGGCGTTTTCGTTGGCGTGATTTGCGCTTCCTTTCGGCTCCATCTTCGCGTTCTTTTAGCTTCTGTTCGCGTGTGGGTTGGTATTCATTCCAGTCATGGAAGCGGTACACTTTCGATCCGTTTTCGGATCGATCTTCAATCCAAATGCCGGATGAAATGAGCGCTTTTACTTGTGATGGGGTACCCTTGAACAGTTTCACTTGGCTTGCTGGGATGACTCCATCGGTTAGGTGTTTGCCACACCACGCACCAGCTTTTGCCCATAGTCCGATGGCTGCGTTGGGTACATCTAAGAATTTTGGGTGGTCGTAGAATGAGTCATCTACTTTGAACCAGCTCATGTTAGGCATCCCCCTCTAGGTTGTAGATGTCGTAGAATTCGTCCCACGCTTTGCGTACTACTGGCTCGTGGTGGTTGAGGATGGTGTGGCGGCATAGGAAGTGAACGCCGTAGTCCAAGGGGTAGCCAGTGTGGTCTTCTGCGTGGTGGATGTCTAGTAGCACGTCTAGTGCTTGGGCTATGATTCGTTGTTCTTCAACAACGCTGTCGGTGGCGCTATGCTGTGTTTCGTCCATGGCACATCCTCTCTGCTTGTGTGCTGTGGTTTGGCCCGTGTGGTGTAGTGGTTGGCACCGTGCGGGTCTTTTCTTGTGATGGTTCGTTGGGAGGGTCGTTGTTCGTCACTTGCGTAACCGGCCCTCGTAATTACAAGTTTGTTGTTTACGTGTTTGCGCACTGGTCGGGTGCTACGCCTACCCATTCGCGGACTGCTGCTGCATGCCTGGATGGTGTTGGGGATTCGATGAATCGTCCTGTGGGGCGGATGAGGCCGTCTTTGCGTGCGATGCGGAAGAATGAGCCGATGGTGTTGGGGTGGTGTGGCTTCGCATCCCCCAGTAGCTCCCTGAAATCATGGGCGGTAAATGGCTCCCCCGTGTTAGCGAGTTGGGTTAGGGCTTTGTGTGCGGCTACGTCCCAGCCCCGGTGTATGGCGATTTCCGCGTAGTAGGCGGCATCGCGGGGGTCAATGTCGATCATGAGTTGCATGGTGGTCTCCTAGGCGGCTTGTCCAAGGGTGGTTGGGATTTTCTTGTGCTGGTAGTTGATGCGGTCGATGATTTTGGGGTTTACCTTTTGGGTTTGCCCGGTCATGATTTTCTTCATGGTGTTGAAGTTGAGTTTGAGTATTTTGGCTGCATTGGTCACCCCGTAGTGCTCAACGATTTCTTCGAGTAGTTGCCGTTTAGCTGGGGTTACTTTCCGTAAAGGCCGGGGCTTTGCTCGTTGGGGGTTGCTTACCCTCGGGGTCTCGTTCGGGTCGTCTATGTCGTTCCAGTCGAATGGCTTGGGCAGTGCGAGTCTTTTGGTAGCTCGGTCTACGTTCCTTATGGGGTCAAGGGCGTGCTGTGCGTAGTAGGCGCGTATCTTTTTGTCTAGGTAGATGGGTGCCCACTGTGCCCGCTCGTAAGAAAGATGCTGCACTCGTATGGCATCTGCGCCCATGCCGCGTGCCATTTCGGAGAATGGGATTCCGATGGCGCGTAGGGCGTTGACGCGGCGGCGCAGGGGCCATGCGGGGCGGCGGTATGGGGAGAGTGTGGGGATTTCCTTTAGTGCTTGGTAGGTGGTGTGTTTGAAGCGGTCGCGGCGGTGGTATTTAATGTCGCGCAGCGTATAGGCGAAGATGCTGTGGTCTTCTTCGATTGCGTTGAGCGTCCACCCACCGGATAGGATGCGTTCTAGTTCAGCGTTGACTTTTTCCCAGGGAACGTAGTGGTGGGCGATGCCTGCTGCTTTGGCGTGGCGGAAGCATAGGCCGTCGTAGCTGTCGTATCCGGGTTGTGCGCGGGTGCAGTTGGGGCGTACACAGGTGGGTAGTTTGCGTTCACTCATGTTGGTTGGGTGTTGGTTGTGGGGCTGGCAGGCCCGGCGTGCAAGGGGTGGTGGGGTGTGGTTAGCGGATGCCCCTCCCCGCTGTGTGCCGTGTTAGGCGGCTTCGGATTCTTCCGGTTTGTCTTCTACTAGCTCCGCTTCCAGCGGCGCATCCTCCACAGGCTCCGCGTTCAGCTGATTCTTTCGAGCGGTAAACATGGGCTTAATCGCCGTCTCCCACTCCGGGTTAGTAGACGCGGTGGCGTACAGCTTCATGAGGTCATCCTCATTGTTGGCTTCGGCAATACGGTCAGCCCACACATCCGCACCATCAGTGTTAGCGGGCGCAGCCCCTAGGGCATCCGCTAGGCGTTCCTGGGCGCTATTCCCCTGCTGCTGCGCCGGGGCTTGGCGGGTGGACTGGTACTGGGTGGGCTGCTGCTCCACAACCTGACCAGACTCATCCACTACCGCGCCAACTTCTTCAGGGGTGTAGATACCACCAGCCATAACATCGGATGCTCCCATACGCACGACTTCAGAAATAGCGCGGGCGCGCAGCATCGCAGCAGGGTACAGAGTCCACGGCCCCTTATTGCCCCACAGGCCAGCCTTACGGGCCTTAGCTTCATCCCAACGTGCCTTGTACTCAAAGTCGGGGTCATCGGATCGGATTAGCACTGCTTCAGCAAAGGTATCGTCGCCGGTGACGCGGAGCTTGTGGCCTTGCTGGCGCACCATGGCGGACATGAGGTCAGCGGACGGGGACGGGCGACCATTGATAACAGCGATGGAGGTAAGTACGTGGATACGGGAGATACCCAGCGCATCGGCGTATTCGGCTGCGAACATGAGGTTTGCCGGGTTGTTCTGGTACTGGCGTGGCATGAGGTTTCCCTGACTCATGGCGCGAGACCAGTTCATCATCTCGTTGAGGTGGTCTTGGGTGCGTGCAATTTCCTTAGACATGGTGTGTTCCTTACTTGGTAGTGATTTGGGTGATGGTTGGGAGTTTCTGGGGTGGGTACAGGCTCACGCCCTTTTTGGTGGTGCGCCTGTATCCGATGGTGTGCCCGTTACAGGTGGCAGTCCTTGCGGTTCCCATTGCTTTGAGGATTCGGGCTTTCGCCCCATCTTCGCGGGCTTGGGCATCCGCTCGGTCGGTCTTGGCGGTTAGGTAGTCCACGGCGTCGCCTTGGCTGACTTCCCACTCATAATCCGGTTCAATGTCTGGGTTGAGCTTGGCGAAGAACTTGTGGATTCCGGCCCGGTCTTCGATGGGGTATGGACACTGTGAGAGGGTGAGACTGTCAAAGAATGCCTTGGTCTTTGTCTCTAGCGTGTGCCCCATTTGCGGGTTGTAGTCGATGGGGTACACGTCATACTGGTCTACCCATGGGCCGTGTTTGACTACGTAGGTGCGGGTGACTCGCTCCCCCTCCGGCCCGTGTGTCATGTGCATTTGCCACAGGACTTGCACGTAGTAGTAGAGGGGGATTTCATCGGTTCCCGGTTCGCCCCATTCGTCCGCTTCGGTGTGGATTCCATCGGAGTTCTTGGCCCGTGCGATGCTTTTGGCTTCTACAAAGATGGTGTTGCCGTCCTCGGTTCCTACCGCGTCGGGGTTTGCAGCGGCCCATGGCAGGTCAGGCCTAGTGACCGTAGTTTCTCCGCTTACCTGCTCAATGTCTGGGCGAAGCACTTGGAAGAACCATCCAAGGATGCCGGATTCCTGGATAGTACCGCGCATCATTGCAGTGGTAGCTTCTTCGGGTTCGGATTCGCCGCGCATCTGGTGCCAAAGCTCTACGGTGGTTTTGTAGGGGCCGATACCGAGGATGGTGGCGATTTTCGAGCCGGTGACTAGCGTGGTGTGCTCACTGCTGCCTGGGCGGATTGGTGCCCTGGGTTGCGCGTATGTGGTATTATTCATGTGCGTTTCCTATTGGTTGGGATTCGTAGAACCTGCCCCGGCACATTTATGGGAATGGCAGTTCCCGTGCTTTGTGTGGCGGGTTCTTTTTACGCGGTGAGTAGTTTGCGTTCCTGCATTTCTGCGCGGTGTGCGAGGAAGTCCATGAAGTCATCGGCATCTTCGATACTGATTCGCCAGACTGGTTTGACCGCGTTGGTGGAGATGTTGGTGGCGTTGAGGTTTCCGGCCCTGATGTGGTCACGGATGAAGCTCTTGGAGAGTTCATACATTTGGGCCATTGTGGTGACGCTTACGTAGCGCTTTTCTGGCATTTTGTCTCCTATTGGTTGGGGTTGGTGTTGCTTGGTGGCAGTTTGTGCAACACCATGAATGTTACAGTACACAACATATTAACGCAACTTTTGTCATTTCGTTGTTGTGTCCCGCCCTGAAAAGGTGGAAATACCAGCGGTGTTATTCGATACAACAGGAAATGTTAGGTATCTTTACCCGCATGGGAAACAATCTTGGACTGGCAGATATTGTGCGCATCGCAAGGAAGAAGCAAGGCTTTAACCAGGCCGACTTAGGCGAAGCCATGGGCCGTGACCGTACGTGGGTTACACAGTTGGAACGTGGTAAGCGCTATAGCGGTAAGCCGTTTACCATCGAGCCGCATATGGTTTTGAAGCTGGCGGGGGTATTGCAGGTTGATCCGGTGGAGTTGCTGGTAGCTGCTGAAATTCCTCAATCTGAATGGCCCGACATGTCGCACATTAGTTCGAATAGTGCTAATGTTCGAACCGTCGACATAACCACCCTGTCCCCCACACAGGCTAAGCTAGTCGAGCAATTAGTCAAGGAACTAAAGAACGGGAACAACCAGCATGAAAGCGGCAAACACAAAGGATAAACCATACGACCTACTAATAATCCCCCAAGCAAAAATCACCCAACCAGCACCCCACCTAACCCCACAGCAGGCCACCAAAGCCGCCCAAGCATGGCGCGACTACGGCAACACCCCCAACCCATCGTTCGAACAAACATGGACAATTGCCATCGCCCACATTGTGGATGGTGACCTAAAAATCACCACCACAATGCGAATCCCCGCCTAACCGGCCAACTTATCCAACGCGGCACGCATTGCATCCTCCGAAGAATGCAAATAGCCACGGGTAGACAAAAGCGTTGAGTGCCCCGCAAACTGCCTAATTAACTCCGCATCCACACCCGCATCCAACAGGTGCGAAATCACCGTATGCCGCGCCGTGTGCAGCACCATCCGGCGCACCCCAGCACGCTCGCACAGCTCATACCACGCCGCATCATCATCACGATTAAGAATCGGCTTGCCCTCATCATGAAACACTAGCCCTGATTCTTGGCCCTGGTGCAGCTCCACCATCGCGGCCCTAAAAGCATTCGACATCGGTAGCACACGTGACGATGTAGCCGTCTTAGGGCGCACAAACCACAATCCCTTATGGCACGGGCGGCACTCATAGCCCGGCGCGACATCCGGCCTACGCTCTGGGCACCTAGCCGCTGTGGTCTTACTGTCACACTCGCAGCCCTCCCCATGCGTCCAGGGGATGCGTTGAATCTGCCATGACAGATCTACTAGGCCGCGTTCTAGGTCTACCCTGTCCCACTCTAGGCCAAGGCATTCGCCTTGGCGTACGGCCAATGTGAGGGCTAGTGCCCACCTGGCGCGCATCATGGCACTATCGCCCGCCATGGTGGTGAGAATGGCCCTTGCTTCGGCCTGTGAGTAGGCTTCACGGGCTTTGCTGTTGGCTTTGGGCCTGTCCATGCGGTCACACGGGTTAACCGTTATTTTGCCCTCATGTACCGCGTCTTTAAGGCATTTAGACAGGGTTGCGTGGACAGCCTGAATGGTGCGGTCGCTGGCACCTGCTTGGCGCATCTTGGCGTGTAGGTGGCGTACGTGCTCTGGGGTGAGGTTGTCGATGCGGTTCTTGCCGATGTGGGGGATGTGCTTCCGCCCGTAGGAACGGTAGTTGCCTAGTACGCGGGGGCGCACACGGTGATAGGCAATGTTGTCGCACCAGTATTCCCACCACTCATTCAAGGTTGGCGTGGTGCCTGCCTGATAGGTGCCATCCTCTAGTTCTTTGAGCTTGGCTTTGACCTTGGCCGCTAGGCGCTGCTTAGTCTTGGCGGTGACCCTCACGCGCCAGCGGTTCCCGTTGGGGCGGTGGCCTAGGTCGATGATGCGGTAGTAGACCTCTTTTTTCTTGTCGAAGTTGAGGTCACCGATGTTTCGGATGGTGGGCATGAGTGTGTTTCCCTTTCACTCTGTCCGCTGGTTCTAGTAGAACCAAAAGTCGATCCATGACCATGTTTGACGGTGTTTCATTGTGGTAATGGGTAACATTTTGCGTTTTTTAACGACCAGCGGAAATGGCTACTTTTGTTGCATAATACAACAGTTCTATGCAGCCTTCCAAGCTGAAGACGCGGGTTCGATTCCCGTCATTCCCTCCACTTGTAAGCTGCACTAACCGCTTATTCTAGCTGGTTGGTGCAGCTTTAGTCGATCCACTAGTCGAACCAACTATTCGAGTTGGCCTAAATCCTCCCGCACTGCATAAGTTGCAGCCGACGGCATCCAACCCGTACGCATAGTGTGGCTCTTCCACTCATCAAGGGTGAGACTCATGCCGCCTCCAAAGCTCAGCTACGGTCATTTGATTTCTCCTAGTTTGATGAATGTGACTCGCGTTTTTCCGTCGCCTTCGCCGGAGCCTACGAGGATGATTTGGGAGTCTGGGGTGATGCTGACGTGGCGGATATACGGGCTGGCGGGCGCGTCAATGGTGATTCCGTACTGCCCGTAGTCACCGCCGCGTATGTTTAGGCGCGGCGGGTTGGTGCCGGTGCCCTCTAGCACCATGAGGTGCAGGCCATCGAGGCGGTGGGCGCTGTGTACGTGGTTTTCTAGCCACTGGCCTGACTTTCCAGCATTAGCGGTAATCGTGTAGGCGCGACGGTTCACAAGCTCAAGTGCCATTAGCAACCACCGCCCACGGTGGTTAGGCAAGCCTGGTGATGATGATGGTGCCGCCGCCTTTCGCGTAAATTCGCGTGCCGGATTCGTGGGCTTCTAGGTAGGCGGTGGGGATTTCCAGGTCGCCCATCTTCGCCCACGGCACCGCGCTGTAGGCAGATACGGTGCTGGGGCCTAAGGTTTCCACCTTGTAGCGGCCGGGGAGAATATCGATACTGCTGCTTGATACTGTTGCCCAGTGCACGCGGGATGCTGATGCTGCTGCCCATGTGCTGCCGTTGTCGGTGAGTGTGAACGCCACCTGGTCGCGAGAACCGATGAGCTTTAGCGCCATGTTGCCACCGCCTTAGCCACGCGGCGGCGGATTCTACGAGAGAGAGAGAGAGAGAGTTTGTTACAGGTGTGACTAGCACAGTTACGTAACCTCCTTTTTCAGATGTGGCACGGAAACGCAACTCTCCCGGCGATTTCCAGTGCATACGCACCGCAACACCCTCGGTGAACTTCACCCAATTGTAGGAATTATCCTTAAACAGGTTCACGCCTAAAATTGATTGAAGCTGCACGTTTCCGTCCGTCACAAGCGTCACCACATACGTACCTGGCTCCATCGGCAGGCCATAATTCGACCCCTCAAAAGCCACCCAGCTGTTGTCCCAGCCCGCCGGGATTTCTTTATCAAACACCCGGGTGTTTCCCGTTGTGAATAATCGTTTCAACATTTTCTTACACCACCTGGTAGATATTTCCGGTTTCGGTGACTTGGATAAAGTCGCCCTTTTGACAACTGCTTTCTTTCGCCTTGGCTTGGTCTTCGGTTTCGACCATCCACACCATGCCAACCGTGCGGGCTTTCTCCGATGCGATAGCCGTGTCCAGCTGGGCTTTGGTGACCTCGCCGGGTGGGCCTTGTGGGCCAGTGTTTCCGATTGGGCCTGTCGCACCCTTGGGGCCGGTGAGCGATGGGGAGGTCTTACCATTAACGGTGAGCTTGTCGCCGTTCCAGCTCGTACTGTTAGCAATGTTGGCGGCTCGGTCTGCGGCTTGCTTGGCGCTAGCGGCGGCGTTGGTGAATTCTGCGCGTACGCTTTCGGCGGCGTTTTTTGCGGCGGCATCGGCTTCAGCCCTCACCACATCTTCTAGGGGTATGCGGGCCATTTCAAACACGCCAGCTTCGCTGCGTGCGGTGATGACTAGTTCCGCCCCATCGACCTTAATGTTGTCGATACCAGTGCCTGCTGGGCCGCGCACGATGGGTTCGGATGCGCCAGCAACAGGGGCCACCATCGTAAGATCTACTTCCCCATCCGGCACAGCATCAAACATGACTGGTTTCAGTTTGAATGCCCACCCACCGGCCTGCATGTTACTGAACGTGGCTTTCCATTGGATGAGCGACGGTTCGCAACCCTCACCACCAGCGGCTAGGTAGATTCCCTCCCCGCCACGGTGCATGATGATGCCGTCACTGATTCGGCATTGGATGGGGGCAAGCACAAGCGATTCGGGGCCGTTGGGGCCAGCCCACTGAACTACGTCACCATCTTTGAGTAGTGGTGTGAACGTGACGTTGCCGTTAACTTTAATATGTTCTGGGTTGCGGTCTTTATCCCAACTGTCAATGACTACTGCACTGACTGCGCGCCGCACGCGAGTGTATTTCATCCACAACTCCTAAAAATTGGCCTAACTAGGCTGGATTATGGAAGAAACAAGGCGTTGTGCAGTCACTAATCCAAAGCAATCGGTTTCACATCTGGAACCACCAGCACAGTCAAAGAACGATACGCCAAGGCAATACTGCCTGGGGTCATCCAGAACCTATTAACTGGGTCACCATACCTAGATCGACCGTTCTTAATTTCCCGCGAGACAATATCCACTTGGCCTTGGGTAGTATTCGCAAAAGCTACGAAATAGCCGTCCCAATCGCCGGTGACTACGATTTCCAAAGTACGTTCTAAGTTATCTTTGTACTGGGCCCAAAGATGGTTACCATTAGGGCTAGATTTCTGCATTCGCAGGTCGTCCACATCGGAATACAGCACCCGAATGTGAGAACCATTAATCATGGAAATAGCGTTAGTGTTCGCCCGCGATGCCTTAGTCACCGACTCAATAGCGGAGCTGTTAGCAGCCGATGCGGCACGCAACGCGGCGACAGCCTTATTCGTAGAAGAAATAGCCGTAGTATTCGCTTCCGAAGCAATCGTCAACGCATTAACCGCACTATTCGTAGACTTAATCGCCGTACTATTCGCCTGATTAGCAGCCAAAGATGCTTCAATAGCAGAAGAATTAGCTTCAATAGCCTTATTAGAAGCAGAAATAGCCCGTGAATTAGCTTCCGAAGACTGCGAAACAGCATCAATAGCCCGCGAATTAGCTGCTGATGCCTGCGTCAACGCCGCAACCGCCTTATTCGTAGACGAAATCGCAGACGTATTCGCTTCAATCGCCGTAGTATTCGCAGACACAGCCACATTAGTCGCCGTAATAGCCTTACTATTCGCACCAATAGCCGTAGTGTTAGCAGACACAGCCGTATTCGTTGCCTCAACAGCCTTATTTAAGGCTTCGATAGCTTTTTGACGGCCGTCTTCAGAGGTCAAATCAGCATTCTTAGCCGTTGACAACGCGCCCGCTGAATCAGTCACCGCCTTAGACGCATCCGAAGCAGCCGTCTTAGCCTTGGACAAAGCATCACCCGATGTGGACACAGCCACCTTAGAAGCATCAGAAGCCTGCCGCGCAACAGCAGCAGCATTCATAGACTGAATCAACGCATCATCCGCATTAGAACGAGCCGTAGCCGCATCATTCTGCGCAACCTGCGCACGCGCCCTAGCACGACCAGACTCATCCAAAGCATCCTGCGAATTCTGCAACGAATCCTTAGAATTCTGCAACGACTGCCTAGCATCCGCCCGCGCCGCCGCCGCATCATCTAGCGCGTTATTAGACGCATCCACAGCCGCCCTAGCCTGCCCCTGTGCTGCCTTAGACTGCTCCACAGCCTTATCGGACTCTGCTAGAGCCCTATCCGCTTGCTCACGCGCCTTTTGGGCATCCTCCAAATAACGCAACGCATCCTGCTGTCGCTCACGCGCCTGGCGTAGCAAATCCTCCACGGTCTGCTTTTTCGTCATCGCATCGTTCAGCGTGTCGAACAGGTCAGGGCGAATACCAAACGTGTCCTGGCGCGTACGAGAGTTCTGGGGGTTAGGGAACGAGCCGCCATAATCCAGTGTGCGGCGCTCCGCTTCATTCTCCAACCACGGGTCTTTACCCGGATCCATCTCAACCATGAGCTACCCCTAGGAGTAATCCTGATTCACTGGCATAGCCATAAACGCCAACGACGAATTAGTACGCCAGAAATCCCAGCCGCCAATAGTGCCGCGAGTCTTCTTCAACACCACATAAATTGTCGTGGCGGTATTCGCCTTAACAACACCCACCGCATTACCTGGGGTCATACGTGAATCAACAGCCGGATAAATCTGCGTATGGTCTTCACGCCGCTGATACGGCTTACCAATACCACGGCCAATAATGTCACCGCGCTGGGCATTACCCACACGTACTTCCGCGTCATACTGCACACCAATAGGCGTTTCAACGCGCAGCTGTCCGCCCAGCACCACGGGGTGCCAGTCAAACGGCAATCCTGGCACCGTATAGCTGGCGATCATCTTTTCGGACATGCCACCAGAACCAATCAGATTCTGACTAAAGCTAGTGAAATCTCCCTCACCCAACACCCACGGGCCAATCGGAGACATCACATTACGAGGTGCCCACTTCGCACCATTCCACGTCAACGCTTCACCAGGCACAGGTGGACGCGACACATCCACATCAGGGCTATTAGACACATGAGACGCTATGCCCTCATCACCCTTTTCACCCTGCGGGCCAACCGGGCCTTGGGGAAGAACAAAATCCAGAACGAAAGTATCTTCCGTAGACGCGGCCTGATTCACGCTCACGGACGCATCACCACCGGGGCGCACGGAACCAATCTGCACACGCGGAGTCATCCCCGGCTCACCACGCACGCCCACGAATTCGGGAATTTCGATATAGTCCCTACCGTTCCACACCC